CGCTCAATCCGAAAAAACTTGGAACTTTGAAGGTGATACGGAGAATAAAAACGGGTCCAACTCTCTTTTAGTTCATTTTTTTGAAGATTTCCCAGCAACAGTTAAAAACTTAAGACATTTAAGGTTTGAGCTTAAACCTATTTATGCCATGGAGGAGAACTTTCATGGAGAGAATCAAGTTTATCTAGATGCAGCAAATCAAAGTGACGCAGCTCCTGATGGCACGAACCATATTCACCAAGGCTTTATTAATCATAATTTTATCAAAGGAACTCGGCAGTGGACTTTAGAAGGTGGGGTTGCGGGGCTTGTACTATCTGATTATTTTGATATATTTAAAGAAGGATATTCTTACAAGGGCAATAGGGCGTATGATGAATTTTCAAACAGAGGCAAGCACTCTACAACATGCTTAAGTCAAATCATGTCTCTAGGTATTGGAGATCCATATGATTATGCTGTCACACGAGAAGAGGCTAAACAAATTGCGGAAGAATATGTTATAAACATTGCAAAAGAAAGAGAGGGGTTGGATTATGTATGGTACGACGTAAGGCTTGAGTCTTGGGTTGTTGGAAGAAATTGGCTACATGAAAAGAAGAATAATACTCTTTATGCTACCGAATCTAAGGCTAGAGAGGCTGCGCATAACTTAGGAATGTCGGACTCAGATTTAGTGAGCTGGGAAAAAGAATACATTCCGAGAGTTTATAAAAATTCAGATGACACACTGAATAAAAGTTTTGATAAATTACTAGAAACTGATGTTCTATATATCGGAGGAAAGCAACATCATCAATGTCTCGCTAGAATTAATGGTGTTATTAAAAAATGGGAAGAGGAAATCGAATCTGCTTGTCCTGGAACTTTGGCAGTAGAAAACGGTCAGCTATGCTTTGGTTTGATTGGTGCTATGTTAAATATTAAAGATTGGGTAGAAATTGCAGGAATAAGTTTTGATATATCTTAAAGTTATATATAATTAAATATGGATGATGTATTATATGGCTGTGTTTGTAATAATGTAGTAATTGTAAGCTATTTATCTGAAGCAGGATTTATTACCCGAGGCTTATTTTCGAATAATCCTAGGTTTGTCAAACCTTCTAACTTAGTTTATAATAATCATTTTAAATTTGAATGTTATGAATTTTTTAGAAATAAAAAAGTTATTATCGAGGATCAAACTAAAATCCTAGAAGCTTCTTTTCAATCTCCCGAAGGCGTGAGAGCTGGGCAAATTGTATATGGAGAATGTCAACCAACTAAAAATTTTATAACAGATGTGATGGATAATTTTCCTGAGATTAAATTACCGTTTGAGAGAGGTAATATAAAATCGGTTTCACTTGAATCAAAAAACAATGCAATTGCTTTTTTTACTGGTTCCGAATTAGAATTTTCAGAAGGCCAAGCAGATGAAATATTGGACGATTTAATTTGTAGTGAAATATTTATAAAAGTTCCACTGGAAGAAATGTTTTTGGATTTTTTATCAAAGGGCGACAGCGAAAATCAGTGGCGTAAAATAATAAATTTATACTGTGAACTGTCAATTAACGAGGTAAAGTCTGACAACTCAATTAAAGTATCACAGAAAGAAAATTTAATAAAAATAATTGAAAAATCTAAAGATATAAAGATTGATAATTTATCTTCATTAAAAAATGCTAGCTGGCCGCGACAGCTTATGCCCCGACCTAATTGGTTTTCTTTCGAGACTTAATTCTTTTAATTTCTTGGGGCAGTATTCTTTCTACATCCGAGCCTTTGCCTTCTAACATACATTCTGCTGGAGTTTGTCCATCAAGTAATTGATTTTCTGATTTTAGCCAGCATGTTGATTCGTAACCATTGAGGTTTTTGCTTAACATTTTTAATATAGTGTGGTTATTTTTCATTTATATATTATATATACACTCGATTGGTGTATATAATACATTATACGCATGACTGTTAAAAAGTCCAACAAAGAGAAACCTGATTTTGTTATTCCTCAGTTAAAACAAAAAATTGCAGTAAATTCATTAAAGCTGACCGAAAAACAAAAGAAATTTTTATCAATTGCTTTTGATGAAAATACTAAACTTATGTTTATCGCTGGACCTGCTGGTTCAACAAAAACATATATGGCAGTATATTCAGCCTTAAGATTGCTGAGCGCTTATGACGAACTTGATTTGTTGTATGTTAGAACAGTAATTGAAAGCGCAGAAAAAGGGCTGGGAGCACTTCCTGGAGACATAGATGAAAAGTTTAACCCTTATATGGCTCCGTTAGAAGATAAGCTTTATGAAATGCTACCTAAGAATAACACCTCAAAAAGAGACATGTTTGACGAAGGAAGAATTTCAGCAATGCCGATTAATTACTTAAGGGGTTCGAGCTGGAAGGATAAGGTTGTTGTTGCCGACGAAGCGCAGAATTTTACATACAAAGAACTTACTACTCTGATCACAAGAATAGGGGAAAATTGTAAGCTATTTATATGTGGCGATTTTATGCAAAGCGATATTAATGGAAAAAGCGGTTTCGCTCCAATGTTTGATTTATTTAATTGTAAAGATAGTCGGGGCAATGGCATTCATGCTTTTAAATTTGGAAAGGAAGATATATTACGCAGTGAAATACTTAAATTTATTATCTCAAAGCTTGATTCCGCAAAAACTTAAAGAAATATATTTCGAGAAAAAATTGACTAATGTCCCTGTTCAGCAGATAGATGAGAGGGATTGGGTTTTGCCTGCGGATAAACTTTTCAAAGTAGCAGTCAAAGATCTAGAGAATTTTTCTTTGAGAGACAAAACTCCTCCAGTTAAAAACCAAGGAAGCATTGGTTCTTGCGTTGGACATAGCGGTAGGGTGGTTTATGGGCACGCTAAAGAGTTTTTAAAGTCTGAGCCTAGCGCTATGCATATATATAAAACTGGACAACTATTTGACCCCTGGCCAGGCGAAGATTATTCTGGGACAACCATCAGGGGAGCAGCAAACGGATTAAAAAAGGTCGGGTGTTGTGAAGAAAAATATTGGCCTTATACTGGCAAGGAGAACGCTCCAAAAATCGATGGATATTTAGAGAATGCTGGAAAATTTAAAATTAATGCTTTTTATGTAATTGATAAAAATAAAACAGGGCAAATTAAAAACATGCTCACGCAAGAACCCCTTTGGACTTCAATTATGGTTCACAGGGAACTTTTTAAAACCCCTCGCAACGGAATAATTGATTCGGAAAAATATCTTAATAGTGAAAAAGCAGGAGGTCACGCTATTGCGATGGTTGGATGGAAGACAATTAATAAAAAATTATATTGGGAGTTTCAAAACAGCTGGGGGAAGTGGTTTGGAGATAAAGGCTTTTTCTTTATTGAGAATTCTCTTTATAAAAAAATAATTATTAATTCCAATGGACCTTTTTATATCGAAACCAAATCTGAAACTGAGCCAACAAAACCTGAACCAAAACCCGAACCGAAACCTGAGCCGAAGCAACAAGAAGGGTTTTTAAAATTTATCAACAATATAATTAAAAGTGTAATTGAAATTATAAAGAAGATTTTTTAAATTATGGAACAAGAGAAACAATTCTGGAAGAGCAAGAAATTCTGGGCTGCATCTATGGCGGTCCTAGTCCCCATGCTGAACCATTTTTTAGGGTGGAATATGGATCACGAGGCAGTTACTACAGTTATGACCCCAATGCTTGCATACGTTGTTGGACAAGGTATGGCAGACCTAGGAAAAAACGCTAAAAAATAATGGGCCCAATATTGAATACTATTTTGGGAGCAGGAATCAAAATAGGGGCAAATTTGATTAATGCTTGGCTAGAGCAAAAGCGGCAGGACCAGCTGGCATTGGCAGCGAGAGATAAAGATACTCTGGATGCTTTAATTAAAAACCAGCAAGCTCAAGCATCTGACGGGTTTGTTAAAGCCACTCGCAGGGTTTTATTTTTATCCATAACATTCACTCTATGCTACCTTATGATATATTATGCGCATAATCCAAGTATTAGTTATGATATGATTGTTCCTAAAGGAGATAATGCTAAATGGGGCATATTTTCTTGGTTTTTCGGAGCGACAGATTTTCACGTTGTGACATTGACAGGAGGCCTTATGCTTTCTTCTTTTATGGATCTATGTTTTATGGTTGTAGGTTTTTATGCAATACCAAGTAAGAAAAGATGAAATATTTAATGATATTAAGTTTATTATTGTCAGGCTGTTTTTCAACTAAAATAAAGAGTCGGTCAGATTCCATGCCACCAAACGGGATAATTAATACTTTTGATAATATAGATTCTGATTCCAATGGAACAATTGATAGGTTAGAATTTTATCAGTCTGCTAATCAAGTTAATTCGTATGATCCTAGTTTAGTACTAATTATAATTATTGCTGCAGTTTTTATATGTTGTGCTATAACTTTTCGGTTTTCTTCAAAAAAATAATGTGTACATATTCATATGAATGACCCTTTTGCTTTAATAATTGCATCGGTAGTGTCTGTAATTGGAACGCTAGTTAGTATCTGGTTTAAAAATAAACTAGAATATAAAAAAGAGAACTGTTTAGAGTCTAGATCAAAAACAGGATCTAATGTCTATCAGGCTTTGAAATATATTCACTCTGTTACTGATTGTGATCGAGCATATGTATTTGAGTTTCATAATGGGGAGCACTTTTTTTCAGGAAAAGGGCAGCAAAAGTTTAGTTGTACTTATGAATTTGTTAAGAACGGAGTTAGTAGTGAAGCTGGCAATTCGCAAAACCATAGAGTGTCTAATTTTAACACATACATGGATGATTTAATTTCAGGCGGTATATTCGAATGTAAGGACGTATCCCTTCTTGAAGACCCGGCCTTTAAGAGTGTTTTAAAAAGCAAGGGGGTTGAGTCTATAGTGAATGTCCCAATTAAGACTTTAAATGGAGCGATCATAGGAATACTTGGAATAGAGTATCTAGACGCAGTTGTAGATTTTAAACGCGACCCTTCAGATAGCGATTGTTTTACTTTTTTAAAGAGACAGGCTAGATTAATTGGCGGCTATATTGCTTAGTTGATATTATCTAATTATTTGCATATAATAGATTTATATGCTGTATAATTACTGTAAGTCGTGTGGGTCTAAAAATTACTATGCATTGTCTCCACCTCAATTCTGTTCGAGTTGCGGCGCTTCTTTTGGGGGGCATCAGGCTGTTGCTAGCCAAGAAACTCAAAATAGCGTAAAGCCTAAGCCTTTTGTTAGAAAGCGCCCTTTAAGGAGTCCGCGAGACCTTAGCACCGAAGAAGAGACCGATCAAGATGATGGTTTGGACATAAATGAGATTCCAAAGATAAACAATTTTCAATGCGAAACTTCAGGCAACGCTTTCGGGGGAAGAATTTTTAAATTAGATTCTTTTTTGCCTCAAGAGGAGGAATCTAAAGTTGAAGAAACCAACAAAACAAAAAGAAAAAAAAGCCGACCAAGAAAGTCAAAGTAATTATTCTTTCGAGGATAAATACGAAACCATTGACCAGGAAGTTAAAAAAAGAAAAAATAAATGGTTTTTAGATTCTTTGGCTTGGTTTGATTTTGAAGATGTTGAGCAAATTATAAAAGCTCATATCTATAAAAAGTGGGACCAATGGGATCAGTCTAGAGCTTTGGGGCCGTGGATCAACAAGATCATTACCAACCAGATGAAAAATATATTAAGGAATAATTATAGTAACTTTGTGCGTCCGTGCCTTAATTGCCCATTCAATCAATCCAAAACTAGCATGGATCCAGGTATTAGTTCCGGATCTCTTTGTGGTTTTACTAGGACAGGCTTGCAAGATTCAGAGTGCCCATTATATGCAAAATGGGAAAAGACAAAGAAATCAGCGTATGATATTAAAATGGCGGTAACGATGGAAAACCACACAGGGGAAGTTTCTGCGATGGAAGATCCTCAGTTAGATATTGATGAAGCCATAAAAAAACTATCAGCAGAAATGAAAAAACATTTACCAGAAAAACAATATAAGGTTTACAAAATGTTGTATGTAGATCATAAAAGCGAAGAGGAGGTGGCGCAAATCATGGGTTATAAAACTAATGAAACAGGGCGAAAAGCTGGATATAAACAACTTAAAAACTTAACAAAAATATTTAAAGAAAAAGCAATTTCAATATTAGAGAAAGGAGAAATTATAGCGTATGAAGAAGCATCTTCAACTCACACAAGAACAAAAAGATCTTATTGATTCTAAGGGCGTCAATATCACCGACCTCTCTGCATTAACTAGAGAGGTTTTTGATGATGAAAAGCTTGACGGTAGAACTAAGCAGGGGCGAGCTGTCAGAGAATATTTAGCAGAGAAAGAAATCGCTTACCAAACAAAACATATCAATAAAAAAGAAGACGTCAAACTAACTGAGGAGCAAGAAGAATTTATCATGAATAATGCCGCTTCATCAGTAAGCAGTCTTGAACTCGCTAAACTAGTATTTTCAGATCAGTCTATAAAAAATATGAGCAAAGAATTTTGGGCTGTGCATGATTTCGTGAAAGATAATCAGCTTAATCTACATTCTGAGGAAACCGCTTTATCTGTTAGGTATAGCCCGCCAAAAGCTGACAGCAAAATAGTTAAAAAAATAAATGATTGTGTTGGCGAAGAAATGGATCTTGATAAATTAAATGTTCAAGAAAAGCGGTGTGTAGAATCTATGAGAAAATTTATGTCTGCTCCAAGGTTCCTGCAGGTAATATCAACTTACGGCAATATAGAGGACCGAGATTTATTTGAAGCTGAATTTGTAAGGGCTGCTTGGGATAAGCCAGACCTCACTACAGATGAAATTAATTTGTATATTAATGTTTGCATGGATTATATTCACTTAAAAAGGATCCAAAGTGCGATGGATAAGCTTAATAGAATGTTTGATGACGCCCAGGATCAACAAGATCTAACCGTAAGGCTGGCCGAGCTTTTAAAAACTAAAAGCGAAGAGTATAACCAATGCGAAAAAAGAATGGAATCTTTAATTTCTAAGCTTCAAGGAGACAGGTCTAAACGAATTGCCTCTCAGGTAGAAAAAAATGCAAGTATTTTAAATTTGGTACAGTTATTCCAGGAAGAAGAGGAAAGAAAGATTATGGTTAAAATGGCAAATATGCAAAAGAAGTTAATACAGGAAGAGGCGGATGTCTTGGAGAAAATGCCAGATTGGAAATCTAGAGTCTTGGGAGTTTCTAAAAAGGATATCATATGATTGACCCAATACTTATAGAAGGTCAAACGTTTAAGTCCAGCGAGGCTCATGTAGATAAATTTAATACTCCTGCGGCATTAGGAATAAGTTGGCGCCCAGGAAAAGAATTAAAAAGCTACGAAATATCAAATTGCGTTATTGATGGCTCTGAGGCAGGCGAAGGATTAAAGCTATCATTCTGTTATGATGTTCATGTTAAAAATTGCATCATTCATGGCGGCGTAGAGGATTGTGTAGACATTGTTCGTGGAGGAGATATTTTATTTTATAAATGCAAATTTATATCTCATAATACAAAGCAGCATATTACAGTTAAAGGTGGAGCGAAAAACATAAAATTTATAGATTGTGAATTTGTTGGCGACTATAAAAAAACACTGGATGGCGCTTTTATAGACCTAGGAAATTGGACTGATTATGATGATGTTAATCGTCCTAGAGTCAGAAATGTTGAGATATCAAATTGTAGAATAAAAGACTCTAGCCGGAAAATATTATGCAGAGTGTTGTACTCCAACCCTCCTAAGGTAGAAAATTCAGACGGCTGGGTATTTAAGGTGCCTAAATTATTTCTAATGTTTTTTTGGCTTGGCCAGAGACTTGGTTGGCTTGGTAAGCGCAGAAGGTTTGACCCAAAAAATTTGGAGGTTTATGATATAGAGTTATGAGTGATTACGAATGCAAGGTCTGCGGAAAAACTTTCAAAAACGAAAGAGGTTTGCACTGCCATATAAAAGAACATGATTTATATGTCGCAGAATATTATACAAAATATTACCCCCGGAGAAGTCTTTTAAATCAAACTCCAATACCTTTTAAAAAAGGCATGAAGCCTCAAGATTATTTTAATCAAGACTTTATAGATAAAAGAGAAATGAAAAAATGGCTACAGCAAGCACATGAAGAAGATGCTCAGGAATATATATTAAAAACATTTAGGCGTAGGATTCAATCGAAAAATTTATCTTTATTGCCGAGCCATCTAGAAGTTGAAATTAATAAACTTCCCTCAATTGATCATTGTATTAAAAGTTTTGGATCGTATTCTGAGCTAGCAAAAAGACTATCTGTCAAACCAATGTTTACCAAGCGACTTCCTGTAGACTTTTGGAATATAAAACCTGAGATAAAAATATTTATAGATACAAGAGAGCAACAACCCTTAAGCTTTCGCAAGCAGGAAATGATGAAATTAGATTTCGGAGATTATACTGCTGCTGGAGATCATTACTCTTATACTTATATAGACCGAAAGAGCGCTAATGATCTTATAGGAACTTTGAGTTTGAAAAATTTAGATAGATTTAAACGAGAGATCTCTAGAGCTAAGGATGCGGACTCCTATGTATTTATTGTAGTCGAATCAGATTTGCAGGGGCTAGAAGCTTATGTCAGAGCCGCAAAAAGAAATAAGTTTGGCCCAAGTAAAACAAATCTTAGTTTTATATATCACAATATGCGAGAGATAGCACATCAATTTAAAGGAGTTTGCCAGTTTGTTTTTACTGGCAGCAGAGAATCTTCTGAAGATATAATAGAGAGGATTTTATATTTTGGAGAAAAAATGTGGGATGTTGACCTACAATACTATTTAGATAATCATGAGTTGGGAAGAGGGTAATCAAAAATATAGAAATATAGAGGATATTAATGCTCATATTATGGGTCTTGAGGGTTTCGTTGAAGAGCACGAGGCTAAACTTTTGCTGTATAAATTTTTAAGAGAGAATCCTACGTTTACAACAGAGTTAATTTCTGGCATAAAACTATTTCCATTTCAGCACCTGGCAATTAAGTCAATGTTTAATACAGATTATTTTATGGGAGTATGGAGCCGAGGAATGTCTAAGTCATTTACAACGGGCATATATGCTTTTCTGGATGCTATACTCCACCAGGGTGTGGAGATTGGAATATTATCCAAGTCTTTTCGTCAAGCAAAAATGATATTTAAAAAAATTGAAGATATTGCTGCTAAGCCAGAGGCTGCGTTCTTAGCTCAATGCATAACAAGAAAATCAAAAAGCAATGATGAGTGGCTAATGGAAATTGGACAATCAAGAATTCGAGCATTGCCTCTCGGTGATGGTGAGAAACTTCGTGGTTTTAGGTTTCATAGAATTATTATCGATGAGTTCTTATTGATGCCTGAAAGAATTTATAACGAGGTTATTGTGCCCTTTTTGTCTGTTGTGGAAAATCCAACCCAGAGAGAAGATCTATATAATCTAGAAACTAAATTAATTAAAGAAGGCAAAATGACTGAGGAGGAAAGATATAAATGGCCGAACAACAAATTAATAATGCTTTCTTCTGCTAGTTATAAATTTGAATATATGTATAAGCTATATAGTCAGTTTGATGAATTGATTGCTAATCCACTTGAAAAACAAGATGATGCAAATAGAATTATTATGCAATTTAGTTATGACTGTGCTCCTAGGCAATTGTACGATCAGAACTTGATTGATCAAGCTAAGGCAACCATGAGTCAAAGCCAGTTCGAGCGTGAGTTTGGTGCTATTTTTACTGATGATAGTAGTGGCTATTTTAAAACATCAAGAATGGCGGCATGTTCGATTCAGCCTGGAGAAGGTCAATCTATAGAAGTCAAAGGAGAACCTGGCGCAAAATATATTTTAGCGTTTGACCCAAGCTGGGCTGAGTCAGAAAGCTCTGACGACTTTGCGATGTCTGTATTTAAAATAGCTGAAAAAACAGGCCAAGGTATACTGGTTCACTCTTACGCCATGCCAGGTACTAACTTGAGGCATCATATGGATTATTTTTATTATTTATTAACCAGCTTTAATATAGTATCCATTGTTGGTGACTATAATGGTGGCGTTCAATTCATTAGTGCTGTTAATCAAAGTTCTTTATTTAAGAAGAATAATATAAAAATCGGCATGATCTCTGCCCCTTTCGATAAGCCAGAAGAATACAAGAAAGATTTGCTTACTGCAAGAAGGGAGTATAATAAAAATACTTGGAAAATATGTATACTTCGAAAACCAACCTCTTCATGGATTAGAACTTCCAATGAATTATTGCAGGCTAATTTTGACCACAAAAGAATTTGGTTTGGAGCTAGAGCTACAAACGACGAATATAAAGAGCAGACAAAGAAAAAAATCCCAATTAAGAAATTAAAGTTTTTAAAAACTGCAGACGCCTATCATAAACAATCTGACACAGCTAAGATGATTGATTTTGTAGAAAACCAATATGATTTAATTGAATCAACCAAAGGGCAATGTGCCTTAATACAAATAAAAACTTCTCCTCAGGGTAACCAAACTTTTGATCTTCCCGACAATCTGAAAAGACAAACCGGCCCAGATAAAGCAAGAAAAGATTCTTATTCCGCTTTAGTACTTGGGAATTGGATGATTAAGATACATAATGATATGATGAACGTTAATGTGGATAACATTCAAACTACTTTCACCCCTATGTTTATAGGATAAATATAGATTTTATGTGTATACTAAAATAGTATTGTGAAAAACTACAAATATACCGCTAGATTCGCGAGCGAAGTTAAAGCATCAGAAGAATTTGATCCTGCTGGCTCAATGATCTCTGAAGCATCTCTAGATGCGCTGAAAGACTTGGTTCCAGATCAAATAGATTTAGATAAAAATATTGATTTAATTGGTGTGGCATTTAATGCTGCAGTTGCGAATACATTTAATAAGAATGGAGATGGAATAAATACAGAGTCTGCAATCGCTATTGCTGATTACTTTATTCATAAACCATGTAATATTGAACATCAAAAGAATAATATTGTTGGGCATGTTGTGTCTGCCGGATTTTCTGAATATGGGCATAATAATCAATTTAAAACAATTAATGCAGATTATAAAGAACCTTTTAATATATGTTTGGGGGCTGTAGTATATAGGACCGTGGCTCAAGAATTTTCAGAAATGATTTTAGATTCATCTGACCCTGAATCAGAAAATTATAATTCTATCTCTGCAAGCTGGGAGGTTGGGTTTAATGAATATAATATAGCTGTCGGGTCTGGAGCAGAAGCAAGAATTATTACTGATGAGACAGAAATAAAAGAAATGTCAAAATATTTAAAAGCTTTTGGCGGAGAAGGTAAAAACGAAGACGGTCAAGAAATCAATAGGCTTATCGTCGGGGAGATTTTTCCTCTTGGAATTGGATTTACCAATAACCCCGCTGCTGACGTTAAAGGTATAATCGTTAAGGAAAAAAAATCTAAAACAGATACCGAAACCTCTACAGAAGAAGATGTTGAGGCACAAGAAACTTTTCAAGAAAAAAGTTCTCATTTAGATAATGAGACTGTAATACAAAAAGAAGAACAATTTTTCTCACAAATTATGGAAAAAACAGAAATACTAAAAGATATCGAACAGCTCCTTTCTGAAAAGGCGGCTGCGAAAGACTTTTCGGATGAAGCTATCGCTAACATTACCAAGGTTTTTCATGACGCTATTCGTGAGAAGAGCGAAGAGTATGTCAATGAAATCGAAAAAGCGAAAGCAGAAAAAGCCGAAGCCCAAAGTGCAAAAGAAGAATTATCTAAAACTCTCTCTGATCTACAAGAGAAGCTCACCGATGCAGAATCCAAGCTTGAGAGTCTTGAGGAAGAAAAATCCGAAAGAGAAGCTCAAGCAAGATTTAATGCCCGTATGAGCCTGCTTGAAGATTCTTACGAGTTTGATGATGAAGATAAGAAAATTATTGCTGCAGAAATTTCACAGCTTGATGAAACCGAAGAATGCTTCGCAGAGTATCAAGAAAAAGTTTCTGTTGTTTTTAAAAACAAGAACAAAGAATTTTTGCAAAAATTAGCTGAAGAAATGGAAGCTAAAATTCAAGCAGAAGTAGAAAAACGCTTGACAGAAACATCTCAAGCCAGTGCTACAGAACAAACCGAAGAGGTTGAAGAGTCTGGAGATCTTGGTGAAGTTGTTGCTGAAGAAGCGAATATTTCTAACAACAATGGAGAAACCATTGAAACCGAACAAAGTCTTAAAGAAAAATTCCAACAAGCTTTCCAAGACTCTGTTAAGGTAAAATACTAATTTAAGGATTTAATATTATGGCTACAAGATTAGAACCATATAGAGATTACAGCGAGCATGAAGTTATAAACATGTACTCGCTTGCGGTTGACGGCGCAGTCGATTTACACGACTGGAAAGCCGGAACCTCCGGTATATATGACGCAGGGGTCGTTGTAACCTTAGGTGACTCAGTGTTACCGGGTGATCTCCCTGGATTTGCTGCCGCAGGTTCAAACCTACGAAAGTACTTAGGTGCAGAAATTACTTCCGGCCATGTCGGAATTAATGCCATGCCCTTTGTAGAAATGACCGTTAATGCCGGAGATAATACAACTCCAGCAATCGGGATTACATTAAGGCAAACTCTTGCTTATGATGAAAACGATGAAAATCTTCTTCGTTATCCTCTTAAAAAAGACGAGCTTCAAGCTGTCATTCCTGGACAAGCAGTGCCGATTTTGACAAGAGGTTTGGTTCTTTTGAGCTACACCGCTTTTGAGACCGTGCCTGATGCAGGTGATGCTATTACTACTTGTGCTACCGCTGGTAAACTGGATAAAGATTCTGGCGGCGGAGATCAAGTCGTCGGACGTTGTATCGGTGTTGGACCAGGCACAGTTGATTTGTCGGGTTCAGGTCAATCTGCTACCGCAGCTACAAAGTATCTTTGTAAGCTTTCATTCTAAGGAGAATATTGAAAAATGGAAATTAAAATCGAAAGAACTCCAGAGCAGGTCGAGCTAGTAAAAGCTATGGCCTCCAAGAACCGTGAAGTTGCTTATGAAGCTCAAGCTGCGCTTGGGGATTTCATCGGACCAGTATTGGCCGAAGTTGTTAATCAAGCTCCTACGGTAAGTAACTTGTTTACTAGCCTTCAGTTTAACTCTGAAGATAACGCAAGCATTCCTTTGGACCTTTATCACGATATTACTGATGAAGATTATGTTCAAATTTGGAGTCAGAACACCCCAGGTGGTCTGCCTACAAACCATGTTGCACCAGTACAACAAGAAATGAAATTTACCACCTATCGCCTTGATAGTGCTGTTTCCTTTGATAAAAGGTTCGCTCAGCGCTCTCGCATGGATGTGGTAAGCAAGACTTTTACAAGAATTGCACAAGAAATTCTTTTAAAGCAAGAAAAAACATCTGCTACCATGATTATGACAGCATTGGCTAACGCTAGTACAAATACTAAGCAACATGTTGTTCGTTCTCATACAGCAGACCGTTTCCTTCTCGCCGACCTGAATGCGTTGTTTACCCTCGCCAAGAGAATTAATTCTGCTTGGACGGGCGGAACACCTACCGAGCGTCGCGGAAAAGGAATCACAGACCTTCTCGTTTCTCCTGAAATCGTAGAAGAATTACGTGGAATGGCATACAACCCAATCAACACGAAAGCTAGCCCTATCGCGGCTAACTCGACTGGAGAAGGTATTCCTGCCACAGACGATGTTCGCAACGCTGTTTTTAATAGCGCTGGCATTCCTGAATTCTACGGAGTTTCTATTATGGAGCTTAACGAAATGGGTATTGGTCAAAAATTCAATGATGTCTTTGATACTGTCGCAGGTGCTACAACCTTTGCTGCCAATGTTGGCTCAGCAGGTGGAGCCGCAGCTGAATTTGACGGTGCTTCCGAAGAAATCATCGTTGGAGCCGACCTTTCTCGTGAGTCCTTGCTTCGTGCAGTAGCTACTGATTCTGAAAGCGGAGCCGAGTTTGACTTGGTTGTTGATGATCAGTGGGTAAGCCGCTCTCAAAAGATTGGTTATTACGGATCTCTTGAAGAAGGCCGCATGATTGTAGACGATCGCGTTCTTACAGGAATTATTGTTTAAGATTTAATCTTAAAGACATTTAAAAAAATCCACCTTTTGGTGGATTTTTTTTTGTTCTCGTATATAATGTATTTGTGTATCCTATAGAGATATGAGTCAAAAAAAAGTAACCAAAAAGAGCGTTCGTGCTCGTAAGCCTAAGTCTAAAAAAGAGAAGCTTAATAAGCTAACTCAAACTAACGGCAAGGTTTATGAAGACGAAGATACAAAAAAAACAAGAAAGCTAGAACAGATTCTGGACGTCGCAGTTACGAATCCATTTGGAACTTCATCAGTCAAAGTATTCGAAGAAAACTTAGCAAATATGAATCTTTCAGAAATGAAAGAAGTTGCAGTTAGAGCTGGGATTTTTCCGTCAGGAAATCAAACCATGCTTAAAAATAAACTTAAAAAAGCTTTTAAAGCTGCTAATCCTGATCAGTTACAAGTAATAATTGACAAAGGCCCACCTATAGAATTAAACCCTGAGAATCCTAAGCATAAACAGCTTATCGATTATTTAAATAGCTAACATGCATGCGAATTACAGTCTTGCCGCTCTAGCTGCTCAAATCTATGATTCTGAGTTGGTGATTGGTGGCACAGGAGCAGAAAGAGACGCTGAATTATTAATTATTCAATCTTGGCTAGAAGCTCATGTCGGAGAGGTTAACACTTTAATTAACACATCTTTTACTGTAAGTAATGGTGAGGTTGAAGGTTTCCACGAAGAAGAGGCTGGAATATTGCGAGAACTGTATGTGATTCAATACTATAAAAAACAAAGTCGTTCGGTCTTAAAGCAGGCTGACGACTCTTCTAATTCTTTAGATTTCTCTGAATTAAGAGAAGGAGATTCCGTAATTAAAAGATCTTCAAAACGAGATCATTTAAAAGATTATAAAAGTTTAATAATGCATTCGCAGCAAACATTGGATAAATTAATAGCTAATTATAATACTTATCAATCTCCTCCTTCTCAGGTTATAGAAAAAGATTCTTACAACTAAATTTTTTGTGTATATATTGCTATGGAAAACTACTCTGATTTAAAATTCTTGACTGACGAATCTATTGCTAACGATGAAGATTTAAGAATGTATAAATCTCAACTATATCAATTAGCTAAATGCGCTCAAAGCTTATTTGAGATGTTGGAATCTGGGGAGCAGTTAGAAGAGTGGATGAAAAGCGCGATTATAACCTCATATAACGGCCTAGAAAAGGTTTCTAACTATGTAGAGTATGAGACTTCATTCCCAGCAGTAAAAGACCCTCTAGAAGACCTAGGGGACGAAGAAAAGGAAACTAATAATTATCTTACAAATGAAGATAAGCGATTCCCTGTTCCACAAGAGGGTGAAGGCGGAGATGATTTTATGGGAAGATGTTTAGCAGACCCAGCGATGAAGGGAAGGTATCCAACTCAATCCGATAGGTTCCTTGCGTGCATGTTGGTATTTAATAAGCCACCAAAAAATGAAGCCAACAATCCTGGCGAAAAGTTTGAAGATCCTATGCAGCCTAAAGATGTTGCTGAAATAGATCCTGAGAAACCTATTTTACCATAATTCCTAATTTATTATCTTTATAAATTAAAGTTGTTTTAGCTCCGTCTTTAATCTCTTTTTTAATAATTAATTCAGATAAAGGGTTTTCGATTTCTTTTTCTATTATTCTGCCAATGGGCCTTGCTCCAAAATTTTGTTCTGATATATAATCTGCGATATAATCTTTAGCAGATTTAGCTATATTAAAACTTATTCCCATGTCTTTTAATTTTGCTTTTAAAGGCCTGACTTCTATATTTAATATTTTATTAATATCTTCTTTTGATAAAGGTTGGTAAATTAAAACTTCTGACATACGATTGACAAACTCTGGACGTAGTGCTTCACATGCTTTTTGTATAATTTTTTCTTTTTTCTTTTCTTCATTATCTGCAGCATTAAAACCTATTCCTCCAGATTTATGCGATATTTCAGAGCCAATGTTACCAGTAATAATAATTACTGAATTGGAAAAATCTCCAACTCTGCCTAATCCGTCTGTCAACCTACCCTCATCTAATATTTGAAGCATGCATTGTACTGCGTCAGGATGAGACTTTTCGATCTCATCGAACAGAATGACACTATAAGGATTTTTGCTTATCTTATCAATAAGAAAAGAGCCCTCTTCGTAACCTACATACCCTGGAGAGGCTCCAGAAAGCTTGTTGCTTGAGGTTTTGTCTGAAAATTCAGACATATCTACTCTAATAATTTCTGAGTTCTCACCAACTAAAAATCTAGACAATACTTTGGCTGTGTGAGTTTTTCCTAACCCAGTTTGACCAAGGATCAGGAAGCTAGCGATAGGCTTAGTTCTTTCTCGTAAGCCTGATTTTGATCTTAATATGGCTTTTGATATAGATTCTATAGCTTCATCTTGACCCACAATATTTCTTTTTAATTTACCTTCTAATGATAAATATATATCTGCATCACTTTTTGACAATTCTGAAACAGGTATTTTTGTTGCTTGAGATACAGTTTTATATATATCACTTGCGGTAATAGTTTTTTTATACTTAAATTTTTTCTTCGCCCACGAGTTTAATGTTTGTTTATACCTGTCCAAAAGCGCATCTTGAGCTTGTAGTATTTCAGTTGTGTCTTTAAAAGAATTACTTAAATCATCTTCTTTTTTCATCAACTCTTCAAGCTCTTTTTCAATATCCAATATTTTCTTAGGTCGTTTAAATGACTTAATTTTTACTTTGGCTCCTGTTTGATCCATGATATCGATCGCCTTATCAGGAAAGTTCTTGGAGGGGATATATCTCGCCGCCAACTCAACTATGACTTCTAAGCACTCATCAGAATATTCTACAACGTGAAAATCTTCATATTTAGACTTTATCCCTTCAAGTATCTGTAGGGTTTCTTCTTTGGATGGAGCTCTACATCTAACAGCTTGGAATCTTCTGTCTAATGCTCCGTCTTTTAATATGGTCTTTTTATATTCACCATCTGTCGTAGCTCCAATGCATCTTATTTTTCCTCGTGCTAAGGCAGGCTTAAGCATGTTGGCCGCATCCATACTTCCTTCAGCGCTGCCAGCGCCAACCAACGTATGTATTTCATCTATGAATAATATTTTTTTATCGTCTTGTGATATTTCTTCTATAATAGATTTTAATCTTTCTTCAAATTGACCTCTATATTTTGTTCCAGCAATCATTGACCCTAAGTCTAATCCGTAGATACTGCGATTTAATAATGGTTCAGGGCAATCTCCTGACTCAATAGAATTAGCCAAACCTTCAACAATAGCAGTTTTTCCAACCCCTGGGTCTCCAATTAAAACTGGATTATTTTTAGTTCTTCTAGATAATATCTCGCAGACTTCAAGGATCTCTTCATCTTTACCAATAATGTTGTCAAGCTTTCCTTTTCTTGATTGCTCATTATAGTTTATGCAAAATTTTTCAACAGCAGAAGTTTTTTTATTAGATTGCTGTTGAGTTCCTCCTTGAGCTTGTTGGGCTTCTTTTTGTAAATCTTGAGGAGGGTGAATAAGAAAAGGTATAAAATTGCTTTCTGCAGATGGCTCCGCTGAGAGTTGAAAATAGTTTTTAATTTCTTCTATAATTAAATCTTCAGGAATTTCTAAGGATTTAAAATATTTTGATACAGGAGAGCCTTCATACTTTAATAGAGATAAGAGTATATGCTCTATACCTACATAATCATGTCCAAAGTTCGCGCTGATTACGGAGGATATTTCAAGCACCTGCTTAAATTTAGAAGAAAAAGTAACAGTTATACCGTTTTCTTTAGCAGGGGAATTTTTTGATTTCATGGAAGATATTAGTTTAATAGGGTCAATTCCCATTGAAGTTAATACTTCATGCACTATCCCGGCTTTTAAATGAAGAATTCCTAAAAATAATTCTTCAAGACAAGCCTTGCTTTTGTCTTTTTCTCTTGCTATTTTCTTAGATATTTCGATCGCTCTTTGAGCTCTAGGAGTAAAATTTGGTTTTGGTTGCATCATATTGATATACACTATTTTAGGTCTGCTAATTTCATATATATATTTTCATTTAAGACATTTATGTTATTTACAAAGAATATATCGTCTGCTTTAGAACCATAGGTCACTATTATTGAGTTTTTTTCAGGAGCTTGATTTGTTGATAAAAATTCATCAAGCTTACTTTCTTTAGAATTATTGCACAGCATGCAATGAAGTGAGCCAAACTCGTCAGAAATTTCTAATTTCATATACTTATTTCCAGAACGGCTGACTCTAGTAAAGCAATCATTTACTATGCCTATCACAGAAAGATTTGCGTTCCTTTTCTTTTCTTGATACTCTTTTAAGTTTGTTAACTTTAGCCCTGGTTTTCCAAATATATTTCTAAGATCTTCACTATAAGAATACCCTAATAATTGATTTTCAAAATACCAGTTTGCAAAGCTACTAGACTTACTGTTTTGCATATATATATTTTTATATGGTTCATATTTCTTTTTAAAGGTTTGAAATCTAGACTCTTTAAACAGCGGCCTCCCGTCGTCTCCCACGAGGTTTTTGTCCCTCGCAGCGACTATAGCATCTAATAATTTATAATCATACTTTTCACCTAGCTGTATAAAATTTCTTTTTTCTCTATCGGTTAGTATATTAAATACTTGAGCTTCTAGCACCAGAAGGGGCCTACTGCCCTCAAAGTGCGACAAAGCTCCAGCCTGTATCAATGCGCATAAAGTCCCTATATTTAGACCAGCTTGTTTAGCAGAGATAAACATTTCGTACTTAGTGTCGCCTGATTCAGATCTAAACTCTATGAGAGATTTTAAAGCCTTTTCGCTAATGCCTTTTATACTATTTAATCCATATCTTATGTTTTTGCCTTCTATTGAAAAATCCATTTCTGATTTAGATAGGTTCGGTGGCAATAGCTTTATGCCAAAATAAGACAGTTCTTTACTAATTTTACCAACCTCTTCTTGTGGAGAGGGTTCAAACTTGGTCATATTTAGAAGAGATAAAAAGAATTGTATTGGATATTTAAATTTTAAATAAGTCGTCCACGCTGCCAATGTTGAGTAAGCAATCGAATGGCTTTTATTAAAAGAATAATTTGCACTATCTTCTGCAACTCTCCATAAGACTTCTCCTGCGTCGGGGCCTTCTCTGCTTAAGTCTTTATTTGTTAACTTGTTTGACTTAATCTTTTCGAATATTTTCTCTTTCCATTCCGCCATTTTGTCGACTTTCTTTTTGCCGACAATTCTTCTGAGCTGCTCAGATTCATCTAATGTAAACCCAACCCTTACCGCCATTTTCATTAACTGCTCTTGATAAAGCGGAATGCCTCCAGTATAATCTAAGATTTGGTCAAAGATAGGATGTACACTCTGGAAATTTCCAGTTTGAACGTAAGTCTCGTAATTAGATAAAAAATCTAAGGCTCCAGGGCGAGCTATAGCCAAAACAGCGCTTAGTTCCTCAAGGTTTTTAGGTTTAATTTTTTTGCAAACTTTGAAATCTGTATCAGCTTCAATTTGAAATAATCCGCGAGGTGAAATTAAATCTTGCAAGTTTAAATATACATCTTCAGAGTGGACATCAATTTCTTCAAGCTCTATTCCAACCTGTTTTGCGGTATTATGTAAAACACTTAAGGTTCTTAATCCTAAGATATCAAACTTAACCATTAACTCTGCAACCCAATTCATGTCGTAGCCAGTCACTTTTTGCCCTTCTGAGTTCATGAAGACTGGACATACTTCTGAAATTGCTTTATGAGATATAGCTATGCCTGAAGGATGCACTCCCGTATTCTTATTTAAATTTTGTATCTTTTGAGCAATCTTTACAATTCCAGGAAATTCTTTTGACCAATTATGAAAATCTTCGCTTTCTTCAATAGAGGCGTCTATAGAAGCCACTTTTCCAAATTTCTTTGGAATCATATCGCTTACGCGATTGGCGTCTTGCTCAGATTGATCTCCTACAATCTTAATGCACTCTTTTAAACATAACTTACTACTCAAAGTATTTAAAGTTAAAATTTTTGCAGTCCTGCCAGGGTGTTTCTTTTCAATATATTCTACAACTAAATGCCTATATTCGTAAGCTATATCATTATCAACATCAGCAAGTAAACTTCCATCTAAATATATCTCTCCATTGCTCTCAATTTTTCTAGCTCTACTTTTGGATACAAACCTTTCAAAAAAGAGTTCATTTTCTATTGGATCTATTTTGGTAACATTAATCAAAAACAGAACTAACGATCCTGCCGCACTACCTCTTCCTGGTCCAGTTGGAATTTGATTTTCATGGCAAAAATTAATAATATCCCAGTTTAATAAAATATAATCTGTAAAACCTAATTCTTCTAAAGTGTTAAGTTCATATTCTAATCTTTCTCTATATTCGGATTCGTTGTCTTTATTTGTGATTTGTTTATCTTTTAATCCTTTTTCGCAGATTTTAGAAAGGAATTCGAAATTAGAAACTTGTTGATCTATGTTGAGTTGGGTATAAAACTTTTTACTAATCTTGAGTTTGGGCAGTTTGACTCCAGGCTCCATGCATCCATCGTAATTTTTAAAGTTATCAAGAAAACTCATACTTCTACCTCCCACAACATTTTACTAAATACTTCCATATTCTTTTTAATATCATACATGGCATCATGTAACTTATTGGGGTCAAAATCTATATCGTAGTCCTTGCAGCACTGTTGAAGGTTAACCTTAAGGCCTCTTTCCCTAATATTTAAAAGCTTATACATCCAGGGAAGTCTTTCGGAATTATTTTTCTTTTCAATGTTTTTCTTAATCGATCTTGCTAAGCAGACAGTATCTATAATTCTATTTATATATGAGTAGTCTGGGGTTTTCTTTAATAGCTTTCTGTGGATGTTATGAATGTATACATCGAAACCTAAAACGTTATGACCTAAAGGTATAATTGATTCATCATACAAATACTTCTCAAAATGTTCAAGAGCTTTGCGTGGGCAAGATTTTCTTTTATTATACATAGTTTTGGTAAATCCTGTGATCTTAGCCGCCTCTTTAGATACGTGGATATCTTTCCAGTTTAAAATATAATCTGCTTGATCTAGAATTTTATCCGCCTGAAAAACCATAAATGCTAATTGCCAAGGTTTGTTATCAGTCGATATTAAATTTAAATTACATGTTTCGTAATCAAAAATAATATACTTTTGTTTTTTATTGAATCTTAATAACTCTTCTTTCATTTTAAATCTGTTCTATTTTCTGTATTTCCGTAGTTTATGAATAGTTCTTCGTTTTTATTAACATCTTTAATTGTATAATAATCAAAGCAAAAATCTTTTTTATTAAATTTGTATCCAACATTTGGTTCATGAGAATGATTATATATCATTCCGTGACCTAATACAACTGCATAATTTAGTAAATTGTTAATTTTTTCATAGCCTAACTTTAATATAGTTTCTGCTTTGTCTTTAAAGTCTTCGTTATAAGATAATAGTTTTGCCATATCTATTTTGGTTTTTTCTTTTTGGATCTCTTCAGATTTATCTTTTTCAGGAAAACAAAACATGTATCTTCTTAAGTTTGCGTCTTGTCCTCCGTGATCTTTCTCGGGTATAATAAAATGGCACTGCTCTAGCAATGTGCCTAGTTTTATATCTTCTTTCGCAAAAACACCTCTTCCAGAGATATTAGAGCGGTCAATTTTTATTTTGTTAGAATTAAAAAGGTTGTACTGCATGTTCTAAAAAAGATTCAAAACAAAATTCATCGCTGCCAAAATGATCTAGACCCGGATTACTTAAGCTTTTTTGCCCAAACTTTCTATTACAGATACATTGATATGTTTGAAAAGCTTCTAAGTCAGATTTGTTTTTGTATTTAATCGATTTAACTTCTTCTGTTTTGTAACCACTTGATTTACAAAACTTAATCACTTTCTCTCGAATCATTGCATCAAAAGGCAAATCATTGTATTCTAGGAAGAAAGTCGGATCAAAACTTTTGATGTCTGGGGTGCAATTATCAAATTGCATTAGGTTTTTATATATAAACGAATCATAAAAGGGGATAGCCATCAGCAAATCCTTGCTCCAATTATCTTTAAGAGAAGATATTGATACGCAGTTATCCTCGGCAGATTTAGTGCTAAATATGAGGTTTAATTTCTTGCACCCTCTTGCGTTTTTTGCAAATACTATAACTTTGTGTTTTTGTTCGCAGCACGCGAGCTTTAGTCCAAAGATTAATTCAATCCCTAATTCTTTGGATTTAGTAAAAGCTTGAGGAAAACCTGTTAGAGAATTCTCGACAAGAACTAATTGTTTGAGATTATTCTCTTGTGCAATATCAAATACGCTATCTGAACCGTCAGTGTTTTCAGGGTTTGGTTCGTTTAAAGTAAGAATACTCTTTCCAATACTATAATGAGAAGTAAATATAGGTATCATATGGTAAGAAGTATACCATATGAACCTATAAAATGTCAAGAATAATTAAGTTAATACTTCTTGTTTTTAGCTTTAGAATTCTTACAGTTTCCTGCCTCGGAACAAGCTGTAGGTGTTTTGCAGGAATCACATGTTTCAAAAGCTTTGGATTTTTTCTTTTTGTCTAAAATAGATTTTTTAACCGATTCAGGTAATTTTTTTTGCTCGTCTGTCAAACCTGCGTCTTTACTTTTTTTGTCTTTATCGTCTTCAGCTTTAGATTTTTTCTTGGGTTTCTGAGCTTTTTCGTATGCTTTTTTTGAAGGACGGTCTTTATCTCCAGGTTTTGCTGGGCGATAATTTTTACCTTCTCTTTTCTTTTTTTTGCGGATATTATCCCATAAGCCTTGTTTACTCTCAGAGACTTCTGACTCATCTAGCATTTCTAAAATCTCTTCCTCAAAGTCTAGACTGCTAGATACTTTGCTTACAGGTTTTTTACTCCACATTTTGCACGACCAATATTTTGCTTTGGTTTTTGGCCCTGGGTTATCGCAGTTGTGTCTAGCTCTAAAAGATTTTCTGCGCTCTGGATTATCTCTCTTGATTTCCATGTTTGGATCACCAAAATTTACTTTTACAACATTACCTTTTTCGTTTTTAACATAAACCGAAAATTTCTTTGGCCCACCTGGGGTTCGGAATGGTTTATTCAACTTTTTACCTTTGTTTTTTTCTTCGGCAAAAACTTCTTCGGAAACAGCTTCTTCATAGCCTTCTTCCTCTTCGAGCGCAGCTCTAATCTCTTCTGTTAAGTCTATTTTTTGAATATACTTTTTCATCATGATAAAATTTCTGTTAATGGATCTCCTTTATGTGCTATAGTAAATGGCCTACCAGAGGGAGAATATTGGTAGTCATTTAATGGTAATCCTAAAATGAAAGCTATAGTTGCATTAAGATCTTCGGGCTTTACGGGCTTGCCCTCAACTGGGGATCTACCTGTCTTATCGCTTTCTCCATAAGTAAAACCTCCTTTTATTCCTCCTCCTGCGAGAAAGGCTGTAAAACAATAAGGCCAATGATCTCTGCCATCTCTGCCGTTGATATTTGGAGTCCTTCCAAATTCAGATGTTAAGACAACTAGGGTTTCGAAAAGCATTCCTCTTCTGTCTAGATCTATTAATAGCCCACTTAAAGCTTGGTCAATATCTGCGCAATTCGCTGCGACTCTTTCAAAATTATTATCATGAGTATCCCAGCCCCCGCGCGTCACTTCGACATATCTGACACCATGTTCTACGAGCCTTCTTGCTAGCAAACAACCTTTACCGAAATTAGTTGAGCCATACAAGTTACTGGTCATTTCGGTTTCTTTGGTGATATCAAACGCATTTAAATCATTACTGTTCATTAACTTAATTGCATCTTTATATAAATCAGAATAAGCTCTTACGTGTTTTAATGGAAATTCTGAAGCAAAGTTTTGGTTAAGTTTTTCTGCAATAGAAATTCTACTTTGAAAATGCTCGTGGTCTAGATATGAAGCCATTTTACTATTGGCTAATCCAGATGAAGGGTTATTTATGGGTAGCGCTCCATATTTAGATTCTAAGAAGCCTGCTCCTCCTCCGCCACCTCCAATTTTTACATTACTAGGAATTGTTTTATTTATTGATCCAGAAAGTTTTGCCACCCAACTGCCAAAAGTAGGATGAACTATTGTCCCTCTTTTAAGGTAGCTTGTATGCATTAAATAGCTGGCCTGCTCGTGCGCTCCCTGGCTTGTATTCATTGTTTTTATGATTGATGCGTGATGCATAAGCTGAGCAGTCTTAGGAAGGTTTTCAGATAATAAAATTCCATCTGCGCTTGTCTGGATCGACCGGGTTGGCCCTTGAATATCGGGGGCATCAGGTTTAGGGGCAAAAGTATCAAGATGAGACATTGCTCCTGACATGTTTAAATATATTACATGTCTTGCTTTAGGAACTCTAGCTCCAGGTTGAAGAGCTTGAACATTATTATGTATATATGCTCCTGCCATTGGCATTAACCCTACCCCAAAACAAGCTTTAGCAGCGTGAGCAATAAACTCCCTCCTGCCTAGTTCATCTATTTTGTTATAGTTCATAATTATATTATTACACAATTAAAAATAAAAATCAAGGTTAAGATGGTTTATTTTACAAACATAAACTCATGTGTGTTGATTAATGTCCAAATAATTTCTTTATAAGGCTCTTTGTCTTTAACTATCTCTTCTTTAAAAATTCTTAATTCTGCCGAAGATGGAGATCTGCTTAATATATATTTGTAACCGACAGCGATTTTATCATCTAAGGATTTTTTTGATTGAATGGATTTAATGATTTCAAAATTTTTATTTTTTAATAATCTAGTTTCAACAAAACCATTTATGAGATTAAGGACTTGTGTCGCAGAGGCGCTTTTATTTGCATTTTCTATCTGTTCTCTATCTGAACCTCCGAACTCGCGAATTAAGTGTCCTACTGGAGCAGGAGAAGGTAATTCTGAGGCTCTGACAGAATTCCTGTCCTTTACGAAGTTCTGCTTGTATTCTTGCTTTCTTGCTTCTTGTTGGGATTGATATTTATCAACGCAAGATTCGCAGCAAAACGCCAGAGTCTCTCCGTTTTCATTTAAAGCTAATAATGTTGGATCTATAGCTCTGCCAGGTTTAATTGGACAGTCGGTGTTAATGGGTTTACCGAATTTATTTTTATTTTCAGCTATTGGGGTTTTATTTATTTTTGACATAATTTGATTAAAAAGCTCTTCCCCAGATAATGCTGATAGGTTTTGAAATTGCTGGTATCCTTTTGTGTTCTGTTCTAATCTTCGAGAGTCTAAATTATTAACGGTTAAATTTACTAGAGAATCCCATATCTGCTCACCGCTCATTCTTTCCAAAATTGGCCCCTGGTAAAAAAATGGGACCGACCCTTGAGATTGCTTCTCAGGATTTGGGCCAGCGATCACCCATTTAACATCTATAGGTATTGATGTGTCTTTATTGTCTTTTGGGATCACGTCTCTTGTGATCGACGCCCTTTCAAAAATTTTTGTGTTATAAAGTATCCTTAGAAATTCTTTTAAGTCGTAATCTAATGCAACCATTACTTTTTCTAAGTGCAATTGAAGCACTGGATCTGTTGCTAAAGTATCATCAAACATATTATCTAGCGGCTCTATCAAAGCTAACCCGAAAACTTCTTTCCATAATCTATTAACTATTACTGCTGTAAATCTTGGGTTAGAATCAGAAGCTAACCAATTTGCATATGTTTCACGAGAACCCGCTTCTGGAGCTTTTGTTTTTACATCTATTTCTTTTCCAAAAATGGTTTTTCCAGATAAAGATTGGTTCGGTTTAGCATTATCATATTGATAATCTTTCGGCAAGTTGATTTTCCCATTACCTAAACTAGTTAATCCTGTTTGGAGTATATCTTGCGTATCTCTAACTGCATTCTGAATTTGTCTAGATTTTTGAGGTTCGTCAGACTGTTCAAGTTTTCTTCTTTCTTCTCTAGCCAATCTATTCAAGGAGTTTAAATTTTCTGCGCTTTTCATTCTTAAGTTAGTCGATCCGCTTGTGAATGCTGCCATTTCATAAAACTGTTTTTGTGTCCATCGATCAAAAGGGTGATCATGGCATTGGGCGCATTCAAGGCTTGTGCCAAGAAAAACCCTTACAGTATTAGCCATGCTGTCCAGGGGCATATTTGCGTCACGGGCAAAGTAACTAACGCCTTCATTTCCTTTAACCCATAAGGGCCCAGTAGATGATAATATTTCTCTCACCCATTCATCATAAGGCTGATTGTTAGAGATAAATTGTTTAATATAATTTTTATAAGGAATTCCTGAAATTCTATTATTCAGCCTATCTTTTACCCTGAGGATATCTGCCCAAAAATTAAACCAATGGCTAACATAACCCTCACTACCTAATAACTCATCTACTAATTTAGATCTTTTGTCGTTATCTCTACTCTCTGAAAAAGATTTAAACTCATTGATATTCGGAGTGCGTCCTATAATTTTCAAATAAGCTCTTCTTAAAAAAGTTTCATCATCAATTTGTTTGTTTGGTCTTAAATTATATGATCTTAGTTTTTTCTCTGCCAAGCTATCAATATAATTTGAATGTTTTTTTAAGTCAAGTTCTGATAATGGTTTTTTGAATTTAGGTAAAGACTTATGCATTGGTGGAAAATTATTTTTAATATAAGCTTGGTTATCTTTGGTTAGTGAATCTATAGCTATTCTGAATAGCTGTAAATCGCTAGCCCTTTCAATTAAGGCGTGCGAAGAATTAGCTTCAAGGATTTTTCCTTCAAGGTTTTTCCCGTTATTAAAATAAAGAGTATCTGCAAAGCAGAAAGTTGTTGATAGTAATAAAAGCATTAATGTTTTCATAGTTTTTTAATAATTTGTATGATCTCCTCGTCCATAGGGGTAGGTAAAGTGTTTATGTATTCTATGCGAAAGTATCCTGATTCAGTATGTTCATAGTCTAATTGTATGTCTTCTAGTTTATCTAAGGAATATTCAAATAGAGCTAAATCTCTAATTCTTGACAAAATTTTTAATTTATTCTTATCTATAACTAAGCCTGTTTCTTCCAATACTTCTCTAACAGCAGCCTCTTCGTGGGTTTCCCCTTCTTCTACGGCGCCACAAAAAGGAGACCAGTATCCGCCAAAATTTACTTTTTTATTTGAGAAAGGGCAGACTTCAATCCTTTTTGCAAGAACGATTAGGTCATTAAACCTTAGAATGACGCCTGTGTTTTTTGCAGAACTAAAGCTCGAATGAGATTGCTCCGCATTTCCATGCTGGACATCCACTGTATTCTCGTTTTTCAATTTTAAATCCCTTTTCTAATTTTTCTGATAATAGACCTTTCTCCTCAGGATATACACTTTTTTTTATATTTCCTTCTTTATCTAAGAGAACATAATATTCAAAAGGCTTTCTGAATTGACAAATAAATGCCTTAATCGGCTTCCCCTCTTTATCAAGAACCTCTTTACCTTTTGACATTTTGTACCCATCTTTGCCGCAAGACAGAGGGCCTCCGAAAGTGCCATCTTTCGGGTATGGCTGATTCGAGGCGAAATTTGATTTTGCTTCCTCCTCTGTAAAGTTTTCTAAATAATTCTGTATGCCAGAGAGTTCATATTCAAAACCTTCCAATACATCATCTGAAAGCTCTGCCATTTTAATTACTCCTGGCCCAGGCTGATCTAGCATATCTTTTTCAAGCTCGAATTTTAGAAATAAAAACTCACTAATACTTTTATATTGAGGGTATAATTTCTTAATAGCTAAACAATACATTAAATCCTGCATATTGTCGCTAATTTCTTTCCCTTTAAATTTTTGCTTGCTAGATTTAAAATCTCTAATTATTGCTGAGTTGTCTTCATATAAAAAAAGCTTATCAATAAAACCTCTGATATTGTACCTCTTTACTCCTTCGTCGATCTCTAAATTAAATTCTTTTTCGGAAAAAGAATCATTCATAGGGCCATAGTCTTCCCCAAAGAAATCGTAATTTAATCCATTGACCACCATTCTATCAATGTCATCTAAACTTTCTTGGTTGTATACATCTAATTTTTTCGCATGTTTCTCAACCATTTTTTTAATTGATTCTACGCTCCATATAGATTGCGATTCTATTATTTTCTTAAAATGCTCCGCCCTTCTTTCGACTCCTAAAACCTCAAAAACCAAATGGCATATCCATCCTTTAGAAGCTCCATCATTACTCTTATCTGGAAGTTTAAGTACATACTTAGCCCAATAAAGCCAAGAACATTGCTGGGCTGTTTTGATCCTACTAGCGGAAAGAAATAAAGGTTTTTTACTCATATAGATTTTAAATTTTTAGCGAGGTTTTTACTGATTTTACCTTCAGACCAAATTTTTTCACAATACTCCTTGATCGCACTAACTTGATCTTCTGATAGTGCTGCCTCTAACTTGGAAGACCAATTAGAAAAATCTTCTTTACCCATATCTCCAAAATCGTTTTGTAAGGGTAGACACATTTTAATTTTGTGAGGCATGAATAAGTGAGAAACCATTTTAAGAAAATTCTTGTGAGAGGAAATTAAGCCCCGGTTTTCTGTCGAAGACTCATCGTTGTTTAATGAGATTATAATGTTTTCTGGATTGATGAATGTTAAATAGTTTAATAGCTTATTTGAAAAATCTAAACCAAAGGAAACAAGGACGTTATCAAACCCATGTTTTTTTAAGTTTAATAAATCACCTATACTTTCAACAATAATTACAAATTTATTTTTACTAATAGAATCTTCTGTGATCGAATCTGTAAACGCTGGATATATCCAATTGCTTTTCCTTCCTATATGTTTCCATTTTGGGCGGTTTGAATTATTACTATATATATCTCTTCCAGAAAAGCCGTGGATCTGCTTATTTTCATTAAATATTGGAAATACAAATCTCTGATTTAGCTTTCCTGATGTTGCTAATCCTCCCTTGAGCGACTTTAATATTTCAGTATCTATGCCTTTATTGTTGTAGAATTTATAATGCGGAAGTAATCTTGATAGCATTGACTCTGGATAAACTTCTTCCATTTCTATTTTTTTTGCATCAGTTGAAATAATTTTATCATATTTAAATCCTTTATCATCAGAAATATATTTTTTTACTTCTTCTGGATCATTTGTCCCCAGGGTGATTTGAACTAATCTGTGGAAACTATTGAATGTTGTGCCTTGGACATAGTCTTTCCACACTCCTGAGTTTTTATATATTTGTAAAGCTGTTGGATTATCTCCGTTTCTAAAAAGAGCGGTAGTTTGCCAGTAAGAACCTCTGTCACTTAACTTGTAACCAAGTCTTAAGAGGCTATCTTTAATTTCCTCTGGATCCATTTTATGAAAAGTTCGGCGCTTGAAAAAAGTCGTTTGCATTATTTAATCCTACATCTTCTATGTTCATACTTTCAGACAAGTCTTGCATGTCTCCTTTATCAGTAATATTAAAATTAGCAATATCTAAATTAATAGCATTTCTAACTTTTGCGCCATCAGGCATCTCTACCAAACTTAAAGCCCTGACTACATCTTTACCTAAATCTCTATGTTTTAAGCATGTTAGTCTGTGAGAGCCGAAACCTTCTGGTTCGTTTTGTAGCTCGTCAGCAGTTTTTTTTCTAAGGCTGAATAAATGAGAGGCAAAGAAGGTAATTCTATCAGACAAAGACACGATGCTCTCATCGTCTACTATGGCATTAGAATTTCTGTTCCCAACAATACCACTCCTGTTACTTTGGACACTAGTTAACATAGCTATCATCGGGTCTTTCTCAAAGACGATATCAGTCTGAACTAACTTCTTAAATTTATCTACCATTTCTCCTACTACTTGCCATTCTGTTTTTGAATTAAAATTTTCGAATGTTGTTTTTATATAGTCAAAGTTTAATATCATTTTATTTCCTCTTCCTACTTTTGAATAATAAAACCTTCTAACTAAATTTATCATATTATCTACAGACATTCCTCCTACGCTATAATAGTAAAATTTTAACTTTTCTATTTCTTTTAAACCGTTTCTCATTTGTTCAACCATTTCTTTTCCTGCGTTTCTCCATTTTCCTGTTTGAACTAAATGAAGTGGGACTCCTGTTATGGCAGCGCACTGTCTATTCATAATTTCTTCTTTGCTCATTTCTCCATTATCTAGATGTAATACTGGAACATTCCCATATTTTGCCGAAGTTTTTGAGCAAAAATCCATACAGAACTGCGTTTTACCAACGCCAGACCTAGCAACAATAACGGTGATATTTCCAGGCTTAAGTAAAGATCCATATAAATTATTAATAGATTCGTGCGGACCCATGAAGCCAGATTCTTCGATAGGATTTTCCCCTCTTTCTTCCATAATATCTTTCATATCGGAGAATATATTTTCAGGATTACTTGACTCTTCTTGGAATACATTTACATTTTTATTATATATTGCATCTGCCGTATCAACAATATCCGAATAAGATGCGGTGTTTGGCAGGGACCTGACTTTTTCAATAATTTCTGATGAAGACTGACAGAGAGTTCTTTTTACAGAAAGCTTTTTTAACTCTTTTGCCGAAGCTACTACAGAACCTTCTGAGGTCTTTCTCATAGAAAGAGCCTTGATATAGTCTACAATATTTATATTATCTTCGAAATCAATCCCTAAAGATTTAACTCTTTCAGCAAGAACTATTTCATCGATCCTTTCTGTGTTATCTAAACCCTGCCTAAGCACACAAAATATTGTTTTGTTAACTTGACTAGCTTCACTAAAAAAATCTTCTTCTGAAATATAGTGTGCTACTTCTGGATAAATTTCTGGAAACTTAATTAAGCCTGATAAAAACTGTTGTTCACAATCGTAGGAATAAATCATATAATTGTTATATTAACACGGCGTGCCTTAAATGTCAATCTCCTTCTGGGTTAATGTTGGGTCTTGTCGCTTCTTCTATTTCGCAAAGATAACTTTCTGCAGCCTTTCTTAGCCCCATTTCCACTATGGCTGTAGAACTCTGAGAAACTACTTGCGGTACGCCCTGTTGGTCAACAAAGAACAGTAAAAAACCTTTGTTTTCTTCAGAGAAGCCAGTGAATTCATAAATATTCTCTAGCAATGATGGAGGCATACTAAATTGAGGCAAGTTTTCTGGGTCAAATTCGTCCATCTTATTTAATTACACCCTTATTTATTAATTCATCAATTTCTTTTTCCTCAAAGACCTCAATGAGCTTGATGTCATTCATTTCGCAATACTCTCTTTTTTGATGGTCTCGGCGCATTTGTGATATGAAGTTTATTTTGTTTTTGCCATGAAAATAAGGAACATACTTTACGTGCTGCCTACCCTGGACTTCTATAGCAATTCTTTTGTTCGCATTATAAAAATCAAACGACATTTTACTGCCGGCGACAGGGAACTCTTCGAATACAACATGGTTCTCCCATACATTTTTAAGCTTGCTTTTTACGGCGAATTGTATTTTGCTTTTGCTTTGAGCTTGCCAATCTATTCTATATTTATAAGGCTTTGACACTCTTTTTGTCGCACCAGATAATGTTTTAAATTGCATTAATTATATTTTTAAATTCTACATATAGAAAATCAAGTAGTTTATCATTGCTCTCCAGATAAGAAAGGAACTTTTGCTCTCCTTGAAATTTTGATTCAAATTCTATTTCTTGAGATTCTAATTCAGATTTAAGCTCTTCACTAAAAGATATCCACGCGCCGCTTTTAGAGGCCATCTGGAATGTAAACATTAAGTCAACAACTTCTTTTGCTACCCAGATTGAATTTCCGTCTTTTTGTCCATATCTAATAGGATACTTCACAACACTGCCAGTCTTTTCGTTAATGCTTTTCCTGAATCTTATTTTACAATAATGACCAATAGGGTCACCTTTATCTTCAATTTTTGTTGCTGACGGATTGGTATACATTATATCTCCACTCCAACGCTCTTCAAATTCTAAAATAAAGTTTGCGTAATGCTTAACAGCATTTCCGCCTGCCTGTTTTACTTTAGGTCCGCCTCTAGAGGCATACGGGTTTGTTGCAACCTCAACTCTCACCTGAGATGTAAGTATCATCATATGTCCCATTTTACTGATAGGGAGAACCATTTTCTTTAAAAAGACAGAGGTTATTAACGCTCCTCCAGCTACCTGTTCTGGTTCGTCGAAGCCTTTATCAATATCATTAATTCTGCATAAAGCATCGACGCTATCTACAATAAACATAAACTTTCTGTTTTCAGTATTATTAAATACAAGCTCTCGAATTAATTCAAATACCTTTTCAAAAATATTACAATCAAATACGAAAAATCTTTCAGGTGAAGTATCAACCCCACTTCGCTCCAAGAGCTCCTGGCTTAATCTCCCCTCACTTTTGATTACAACGATCATTGCATCTTCACCAAAATGATCTTGGAAATTTTTCGCAAAACCTAAAGCGCAGCTAGTTTTACCACCTTCATTAACGCCTGTAAATCTATGCGCACCCGCAGTTAAACCTCCACTTAAGGCTATATCCAAATTAATACTACCCGAGGGTATTTTGTAATTTAAATCTTCAAAATTATTGAAATGATATTTTTTATTATTCTTATCCGCTAGGAAAGAATTAATCTGATCTAATGCTTCTGTTTTACTCACTTAAGAACCTCCTTATTGTTTTTTTTATAATTGGTTTATAAGGCACCTTGCCTCCTGATTTTCTTCCAAGCTTGTATTCATTATATTGATTTGCTGGGCTTTGGCAAAATTCTTTATATTTTTTCTCTAAAATTTTTTTACCATGATCTGTTTTAAAGAAGTATAGAGATTTTACTTTTTTATTTATTTTAAACCAATCCCAGAACTTAGGTTTACTATATTTTTTAAGTAAACTATTGAGTATGCTGTATTGTTTAATATAGTCTTGTTTACCGTTTAAAGTTTCTTTAACAAGAAGTTTTTGGATTATTTCTTTTTTTTTCACTAATAGAGTATAGCAAAAAAAAAATCTTATGTCAAGACATTATATTTTGGAGGGGAGTTTCTAATAAATTTTTGCATTTCCTCTTTGTATTCATGAGGTAAATATTCTATATTATCTATCAAGGATAGTTTTTTTACCACAGAATGATAATATTTATGACTAAGGTCAAAATGTTCGGCAGGAATAAAGAATTGATGAACCCTTCCTTTAGCGTCTGATATGCAAACAATTTTTTCTGAATTTTCTAACATAGAAACTGTTTCGTTAAGTTTAAAACTAGAAAAAACATTTTTAAGTTCGGATGTATCTTTGGTCTCCTGATATGAATTCTTTAGTGATTCTATTAGTTTTTCTTGAGCCTCAGCTTCGGATGATAACTTTTCAATTTCAGATTTTATTTTATCTTTCTCAGCTTTTAGTTTTATGTTAGATTGAGCTAAATCTTCAGCTTCTTGTTTTAATTTCAGAACGCCTTGATTAACTTCATCTTGTTTCTGGCTTAATGTATTTTGTTGAGATATGATATTTTCTCTGTCAAGCTTAATTTTTTCTTGTTCTTTTTTAATTGAAGATTCTTCTAATAAAAGTTTTTCTGTTAACTCATTTAGCTTTAGTCTTTTTTCGTCTGATTTGTCTTGATAATCTATGATTTCTTTTTTAAGCTCTTCTATTTTGGAGTATTTAAGGCCTGCTTCTGCTTCAAGGTTTTTAATTTTGCTTTCTTTTTCTTGTATTTTTTCATCTGTTTTTACAAAGAAAAGTTCTGAGCTTTCTATTCTGTCTTTAAGTTGGTTTAATTCGCTTGTTTTATCTGATATAGATTTCTTTAGAGCTTCAAATTGCTCTTTGGCTTTATTTGTCGCTCGCTTGGATACTGGCATATATTTTTCAATACTAATATTAGCAGCAATAACTAAAAGTATAGCCAGCGGATCAAAAACTAAAACTAAAATAATAATTACTATTCGTACTGCTTGTGATATATCAAATTCTTTACCTGTAAAATCTGCTATGGCTTCTGCTACATATTTTACTGGTCCAACTTCAGCCTCAAGCTGTCTAGCGTTATCTGAGAAGCCTATTTTTTCTGCCTCTAGTTCGTCAATTCTTCCGAACGCTTGAGAAATCTTTAAGGTATATTCCTCGATCTGGGGTTGAATGGCGGTATCTTTTTGGTTGTTATCTTCTCTAAATTTAGAAATATTTTGCTCGATGGTTTCAATCTTTTTATTCGCTGCATTTCTGAATCCACTGATATTATTATTGTATGTCGAAATCTTTTCTGTCAATTCTTTTCTCAGAGGCTCTTGAGTGTTTTTAAGTTCTTCTATCTTTGTTTTTTTATTAGAAAAAAGCCCTCCAGAGGAGTTTTCTAATTCAGATAAAGCGCTGTCTAGCTGCATGACTTGATTATTAACTTCATTGATCCTGTTTTGTTCGAATGTTATATCTTTATTTAATTGATCTGTTATGTCTTTGACCTTAGAGTTCTCAAGATCTATATCTAGCCTACTGGTCGATTGCTTCGCTGAGGCATTATCTTTTAATCTGTCAATATTTTCTTGTTGCCTTTGAATGAAATCATTTTCTCTAGTAATTTTATTATCTATAACCTGCATTGCTGCTACAGCTTTATCTGTGCTTGTTTGATGCTCAATATGCGCTCTAGAAAGGAATCCAAATATACCCATGCTGGTTATACCCATTAAGACTAAAGTCGCAAAACTTAAATAAGTCTTAACTAAGAACGGAGAAGATTTCCAATTTCTATGTAGCCATATAGCAGTAACAATTTTTCCAATTTCCAATACTCCACCCATAATGATTATAGCTCCCATAGAACCTGGGAAGATTGTAGCTAAACCAATAACACTAAAGTAAGCAGCTATAGCAGAAATACTAAGCGCAGACAACAAATATAATGCACAAAAAAACATGACTTAAATATTAAACTGGGCCGCCGAGATTAGAATTTGGGTACCTATCTGCTCGTGGACTTTTATTGTCTGTGTTATTACCGCTATTTGAATTAGGGTAGTAGTTGGCATCGTTATCATTGCCATAGTAACCTCTGTCTTGCTTTTGCTTAGACGGGTCAAATACTCCTTGGTTGGAGTAGTTTGGCTTATTTAGATCGTTTGGGCTTTGGTTGTTTGGATAATTAATACTCATACGAGAGTATTACACAAGAAAATTAAAAATCATCCTCTAGCGATCCGCTTTGTTGGTACTCTCTAACTCTTCTTTCGAAGAAATTCCCCATTGCTTGCACGTCAACAACCTCTCCTAGCCAGGGAAAAGGATTTTTATCACTAGGAAACCTATAATCCAAGCCAATAGCTTCTAACCTTCGGTTTCCAATGTAATGCATGTAGTCAACAAACATTTCAGCATTCAATCCTAATATGCCTGTTGGAAGAACATCGTGAGCATATGCAATTTCTAGTTCAACTGCTTTTTTAATATGCTCTACAAATTCTTCTTGTATTTTTTTTGTCCATATTCCTGGGTTTTGTTCGATAAGGGTGTTAATTAAGTAAGTTCCAAAGGCGATGTGTGAGCTTTCGTCCCTTAAGGTATACTTAATTTGGTCGGAGATGCCCTGTAATTTGTTTTGCCTCCCAAGAGCTAGTAACATTGCAAACCCGCTAAAGAAAAAAGTCCCTTCACACACAATCCAATACGTTAAAAAATTTCTGAGTATTTCTTGTTTCCCTTCTTTAGAATGAGGGTTGAAGTCTTGACGACTGATATCGTTAGTTATTTCCATTAAAAAATCATCCTTAGCTTTAATACTAGGAATATTTTCGTATGCAGCAAAAACTTCTTCTATGTCTAAATCAAGACTATCGCACACATAAACTACAGTTAAGTTGTGAAGGCTTTCTTCAAACGCTTGACGAAGGATGTACTGGCGGCACTCAGCGTCAGTAATATATCTAAAGGCACTAAGCAAAAGATTATTACCAACCAAAGACTCAGATCCAGCAAAAAACCCAAGACAGCGTTTAACAAGAAGTTTTTCATCTTCTGTAATGTCCCCGTTTTTCCATTGTTGTATGTCATTTTGCATTGATATTTCTGTTGGCATCCAGTTGTTAGCACAACTTTTTAGAAAAAGATCCCAAGCGTATTTGTGTTTATGGGGTAAAATTCTATTTACCCCAGCTATATTTTTAGTTAAAAGTTCTCCTGTTTTATTTTCCATAGTTATAATGATAACCTATAAAACGAACCAAGTCAATAAAAAGATTAATTTTTTTCTATTGGACAGATCATTTTAATTAATTGCTCTCTTTGATCTTTGCTTGCCTGCATCCATTGGAGGGCTATATCTTTTCTTTTGTCTTTTATTATTTTTTCTTTTTCATTTAAGTCTTTTTCTATCTTTTCTAAAAAATCTACAGATATCTCTGTTAAATCTATATCAAGATCAAAAGATATTTCGACTAGCTCATCTATTTTGTTTGTGTGTTTGGCTTCTGTTGCATGAATAAAAACTTCTGTCAAATCTTCTCCTTCTTTATCTGGATGCGTGGCTTTTGCGATTTCTCTATACAAAGCTTTTGCTTCGCCTTCTTCCTCTTCAGTTATTTCTTGTATAGATTCTTTTGTTTTTTCTGTGTCTGCCACGAGGGGGTTTTTTGCGCTAGGGTTTTCTTGGCAGTATTTTATTATCGCTTCAAACATTTTAGACTTAGCTTCTTGTAGCTGCTCATTAATTAAATCCATTTCAATAGATAAATATTTACTTCTATGTTTTAGCCTTAATAGAATTTTATTTTTTTCAGAATTATTAACTTTTTTAACTTTTTTCTTTTTTTTAGAATGGGTGTTGTGTTTATCTAATTCTTCTTTTTTCCATTTTTTAAATAAATCTAAAAATTCCATAACGCTAAATACACAAAAAAACCTCCCCTTTCGGGGAGGCGTGATTAAAATCAACTTTAATTTTTCACCATCTTATTGGTGTGGCTCCACAGTAAGGATGACGTCCATGCTGTAGTTTCCACCAGCGATTTCATCTGAGAAATCGAAGATAGCCGCCTCAGCCGAAACTGAGCGAAGCTGGCAAACCATAATAGGATCAGTGGTTACTCCATTTTTGATCATACCAACAATCTTTGGAGCTTCAGAGAAGCTAAACCCACTGTAGTTACAGGTGATCGAGCTTGCGCCGGAAGCAATCGCATAATTAGATACGCGAATATTGTTGTCGATGGTTTGTAGCGCGGTTGACATCCGAGTTTCCAAGGAAGATGCAACACTGTCTTGGTCAGACTCTTGAGTGCTGAGACGTGTTTCCAAGGAACCTGCAACGCTGTCTTGGTCAGACTCTTGAGTGCTGAGACGTGTTTGCAAGGAATCTGCAACGCTGTCTTGGTCAGACTCTTGAGTGCTAAGACGTGTTTGCAAGGAATCTGCAACGCTGTCTTGATCAGACTCTTGAATGCTAAGACGTGTTTCTATCGAACCAACGCCGTTGCTTGAGAGGTCTGCTGTAGTAGACTCTGCAGTGCTAAGGCGTATTTCCATAGAACCTGCAACGCTGTCTTGGTCAGACTCTTGAGTGCTGAGACGTGTTTGCAAGGAACCTGCAACGCTGTCTTGGTCAGACTCTTGAGTGCTGAGGCGGGTTTGCAAGGAATCTGCAGTACTATCTTGATCAGACTCTTGAGTGCTGAGACGTGTTTCCACTGAACCAACACCGTTGCTTGAGAGGTCTGATGTGGTAGACTCTGCAGTGCTAAGGCGTGTTTGCAATGATTCGGTTACGTCTGTTCCAGCTTGGACTTGTCCATCGAATACTAATTTACCATTAGCATTTTTTGCGATGATTACTGAGTCAAGCTTTATCTGTTCAGCAGCAATAATTTTTGCCATCAAATTACTATACCCATAAAAGATAAAAATGTGAATTAAATTTTTTCAAACAAATCAGAGGTAGCTTTTATTACTTCTGGGTTCTTAACGCTATAATTCCAGCAAAGCTCTCTACCGTTTGAAATTTGATTTTCAAGATAGTCCGCATGGATTGAAGTTGCAATTTTAATTTGCTCTGCAGCGTCGATCATGTTGAATTCTTCGTAATAGTACCCAAAGTCTTTGATGAATTCAGAATTATGAATAAGTGGGTATCCAAAATACGCTGCCTCTAGATAGGTATAGTTTAAGGCGTTTAAATGCTGGTGGCTTAAAAACATAGGGTTATCTCGGTCGAATATTTTAGCAACTAATTCTCTTGGGTCGAAAATCATTTTTTTAATATGCTTTTTTAAAACTCTATCTCCTAAGATTCTGGATTTAAATAAGTTATCTTTTTGCTTTATGATTTTATCGGTCCCAAAGAAAATAGCTTTATTGAAAATTTCTGGATCATGTTCTAGTAAATGTTTTATTGTGAAAAGAGGCGGTATGAAGGTTTTGCTAAAATTTATATTAGGTTCTGTGACTGCAATATTATTTTGCTTCTGAGGTTTAAACTTTAAACATTCAATCCCTAATTCACGAGCAGATCCAATAATGAATTTTTCATCCCAAAGATATGGAATCTCAAAAGTTCTCTCGGACTGATTAATTTGCAAGTATTGCTCTTGAAATTTGTAATGAGGAGAAAATAGAGCTGCGTCATGGTATTTTTGCTCAGGTTCGACACCCCAGTTGCCTCTACTCTTTGCTTCGCATAAATGATTGCAGATATCTGTAACTAAAGTATTTCCATAATGTATTGATACTATTTTGCAATTAGGGCTAATTTTTTTATATTTTTCTTTATGTTCTGGATTGCAAGCAATTCCTGGTGTACAAATAAGATCAAAATGATGTTTGATCGGAGTTAAATCTTTGTAGTTTATAATGTTTTTATTAGCTAAGCATTCTTTTTCAAAGTTTGTGTCAACTATTTTCTCAGAATCATCGCAAAAATCTATATAAAATACTTTATGTCCAGCAGATTCTAATATCTCATATAATAATATTATGTTTTGATAGAGTCCGTTAGAGAAAAACCTATAATTAAATCTGGTAGTAATTCCAATATGCATAAAAATATCTACACTGAAATTTAAAAAAATAAAAGTTGAAAGTTAACTTTAGACTTTACTTAGACTTTTATATAATATATGTGTACAGTAATAGCGTGAGCAAAAGAAAATATAATAAAAAGTCTGATTATTGGAAGAAATTTGACAAGAAGGCTGATGCTAGTTTGCCTAGTAATATAGATATCCCGCCTATATTTGCGGGAGAATCTTACTACGCAGAGACAAATAACGCTTCAGTTATATTAGAATCTTTTGCGAGCAGAAATGAGCCTTTAGGCGAACGGACTTCGAGAAGACAAAATACCAAAGGCAAAGCTTCCAAAAAAGATAAATATGAAAATATTCGGAGCGGGCTTTTACCTTATGACTTTTCTAATTCAGGCGTGACCATAAGGGACTCTGTTGAATTGTGTCAAAAGGCATATGCAAACATATCTATATTTAGAAATGCAGTAGATATTATGTCTGAGTTTGCTAATTCAGAAATACAACTTCAAGGCGGCAATCAAAAGTCTCGAGATTTTATTTATAAATGGTTTGATAAGATAAATCTTTGGAAAGTTCGTGATCAATATTTTCGAGAGTATTATAGATCTGGTAATATATTTATTTACCGCGTGGATGGAACATTTACGCAAGATGATTTTGCTAAAATATCAAAGGTTTATGGAGGGCTGCAACCAGGTAAGATTCCTATTCGATATATATTTTTAAATCCTTATGATATTATGGCTCATAGAGCTACAACGTTTAGTGATGGACAATATTTTAAGGTTCTATCTGAGTACGATTTAGAAAGATTAAAAAGCCCTAAGACAGATTACGATAAACAGGTTTTTGATAGCTTGCCTCCAGAGATGAAAGAAGATATTAATAACAATTCTTACCCTAGGGATGGGGTCAAGATCCCTCTGCCAGAAGATAAATTAATTCATTCTTTTTATAAAAAACAAGACTATGAGCCTTTTGCTATACCTTTTGGGTTTCCTGTGTTAGATGATATTAATTATAAAATCGAATTGAAGAAAATTGACCAGGCTATATGTCGCACAATTGAAAATGTAATACTGTTGATAACAATGGGGGCGGAACCAGATAAAGGAGGTATTAATCAT